GCATCGAATTTGTCGTCAATCCCCACAATTTGTCCGTTGAGCGAGCCGCAGATAGGGCACATCAATTCATCGGCCGCCGCCCGCCACTCCATGTATCGGATGCCAGCCTCCCGATAGATACGCTGGTTTGCCTCGGCATACGCACGAGTCACTTCGGTCGATGCAATCAGTTGAGCGCGCTGTGTACCAAATATCGGTGCCAAATCCTCGATGAGCATAGACAATGGCTCACCATTTTGTACCCATTGCGCAATCGCAGAGCGAGTACGTGCCAGCGTTGTTTCATCGATTCCCCCGATTAGCGTACCGACATGGTTCTGCGCCCAGGCTCGAGCATCCTCGTTGACCAGCGTCCAGTCCAGCCCGAGCCCGATTGACTCCAACTGCTCCACGGCCACAAACACGCCGAGGTCAACGCTCTCCAGCAAAGCACGACGCAGCCGGTCATAAAGTGCAGTTTCCTCCTGGATTTCTGCGACCTGCGCTTCCAACTCCGCCTCGACATTGCCAATGAATTCCTCAGCCGACATGCGACGAGCAGCATCCAAAATCGCACGCTGTTGTTTGGTCAGCGCCGTTTGGATATCGTTTGCCGCCTGCCGCTCCAGGCGATCTCGTTTGCGAGGTTCAGGCACGTCGAGCGGTCGCAGCTCGACGTCTTCATCCGGCTCGTCTGGTTCCGTCGTCAGTCCGATGGCTTTGTCACGGGTACTGCTCTGTGATGTCTGCCAGGTTTCCCCGGCTGACGTAAAAAAACCGTTGCCATCGGCAGCCTCCAGCAACGCAGTTTTGTCTGCCAGCGTCAGGATGTCGCTGGAAAACTGTTGTGGGTCTGGATGCTTTCGTTTTTTGGCCCAGCGAAGAAAACGACGTGTCTCGGCGGTTTTTGCCATGTCGGGTTCTGGCGCCGGCTCTGGTGCTGGTTGTGGTGGAGCTGTTACCGTAGCAGGATCCAGATCCTTGTATTCGATACCGTACGGCAACGACACGCCCAGAATCTCAGCAGCGACGGATAGTTTGACGCCAGCCTGCACATAATTGAGCAGACTGTTTGACCGGCGCTCTTCATCCGCCTGATAGATTGACATCTCCTCTGGTCGCAATTCCATGCGATATCCGGATGGACCCAGCAGCGATTCGTTGACGATCTCGGCGATATGGCTCAATGATGGGATGACGGTCATGTCGTAAAACGACAGTGCGTCCTGCTGGGCCGTAGCATAGTTGGCCGCATTCGACATCACGATTGAGTGCGGCACGCCCAGTGCAGTTGCAATGTCCTGCCTGCGCTCTTCGGACAAATCAGCCGTCGCCAAATTTTCCATGCCCTCGCCGACCACGACCGGTGTCACGCCAGCCCGCACGGCAGCGGTCTCCCATGCCGATTTTGAGCCAGAGAAAAATCGCTTCCACCACGCCTCCAACCGCTCCATCTCAGCCGGCATGGGATTGCCATCGACCGTCAACAAAGTCGCTTTGATAGCACCACGCTCGAAAAAATTGCTGGCAAACTGGTCGATATTGTACAGCACTCCTGCAGACGACATCGCCGCCTGAGCCGGTGGACGTCCAGGTATCGTCTCGTGCAGCGGGTTGGGCAGCGGGAAATACACGTAATCGGTCGGCTCAAATGACTGTGCCCTCCCTCGATCCAGGATCCGTTTGAATCCGGTCAGGCCAGTCTGTTCTCTGAACTGGGGCACGACGCTGTTTGGCGCATGCCAGCGTAGCGACAAAATTTTGGCTCGGTTGCGCTCGATGAACCAGAATGCCTCTGGAGCCAGACACAGTGCCGCTTCGGTCAGGCTGAGCAGCCGTTTGAAATTTTGCAGGTAGGCCAGTGTCGGCGGTGGGGACGGAACCGTTGACAACCAAACCTCGTTGTCGCCCTGCATGATTGCCCAGGGCACACGAGTGATTGCCGTTGCTCGGATATTGACGCATCGGTACAGATAAGCAACCGCCTGATAATAGTTGCCAGCCGCAGTTGTCGCCTGCCGGCTGTCCGCCATCTGCGCTGCACTCGGGGCCAACTGCGTCCAGGCCTGCTCTGGGTACTGGTCCAGGAAAAATGTCGATTTTCCGTTTGTCACTACATGGCGCTGTTGAGCCATCATTACCTCCCACCGAACAACATTAGTTTTCCGCCGCGACTGAGCCCATGCCATGCCAGAGCGAGCGACATTACGCAGTCGTCGTGTAGGCCATCCGGGGCAGAATATTTGAGTAGGCCACTGGGCAGCCTCTGCATCTCATATGCCTGCAACTCATTGATGAGCACAGGGTCATTGATGATTCGTATCTCGCTGCGCTCGAACGCCAGGCTGAGCGCGTCAATTGCCTGGGCTTTGGTGGCGTTGGTCGTTGTAAATGGCTGGACTGGCAAATTGAGTCTGGCCAACTGCTCGATTAGTGGCTCACCGATACTGTTGCGCTCCACCACAATATTGTACGGGTTGAATCGTGCCGCCAGCGCCTGCAATCGACCGACCTGCACCGAGTAGTCGATTTGGTTGAACCGGTCAACAAAACATACTTCGTTTGTGGTGGCATCCAGAACCGTGAGCACGGTGAAGTCACTTGTCTTCCCCCAGTCCACACCCATCACGTAATCGTGCCCAGGCTGTGCGGAATCCTGCTGAGCCGCAGTCACGGCATCTAGCACATGGCGGAAGACGCCACCGGCGTCGTCCAGAAACTCAGCCATGAACTCCTGACGAAACACACGCTCAGGCAATCCGTCGCGGGCAGCGTCAATCTCACTGGCCTGGATGTGCGGGTTGTCGTAGCTGGTGAACCGCCACGACTTCCACTCGGAGCTTTCGGTCTGTTGCCACAGACGCCAAAACCAATTGCGTCCTTTTGGTGTGCTGATGAAGAGGGCCCGGCCTTTTCGGTCGGCCAGCGCCGGTCGAAGAGCTTCGGTCCAGGCATCCTCTTTCACAAACGCGCACTCGTCCAGCACGACAAAATCTAGCCCGTCGCCACGCAAAGAGTCCGGATGGTCGGCGCTGCGCACCTGCACCGTTCCGCCTCCCGGCATAGTAATCAGGCGATCCATCTCCCGGATGGCGACGCCTGGAATCTGCACGGCCAGCTTTTTGAGCATCCGCCATCCGATGGCGGCCATCGGATATGATGGCGCTACCCACCATGCCCGTTTGCCACGAATCGCCGAGGAGATGCACATCGTGGCACCGAGCCGGGATTTGCCGAACCGCCGGCCGCAGGCCATGACCTGGAATCGAGCAGGGTGCTCCCACACCTGCATCTGACCTGCATGCAATTTAGGCAGAACCAGTGTTACTGTCGGCATTGTCGTCCAGCGTCAAACGGATCACGAGTTCGCCGCCATCTGCACCAGTCAACTCCAGGTTCCGCCGTCCCCATCGTTTGGGACTCGACCGCTCCAGAAACCACGCGTCTGCCTGCCACTGCCCATCGGCGCCGGCTCGGCGGATGCGTGCGAGACTGACAATTTCGGATGTAGACCGCGCCTTTTTGACTGCCTGATAAAATTCTGGGTAGCCCGCAGCCTGGTCGGATGGAGCATTGCGTTCGCCACGGTGCATCCATTCATAAAATGTGTGTTCGGTGATCCCGACATAGTCACATGTGGTGGCAACATAATTGCCATCAGCCAGAGTACTGCATATTTTTTCCCGCAATTCTGGCGTCAATTTGGTGGGTCTACCGGATGGTCGTTTCATTCTGTATCTCCAGCATATTTTCTCAGCGCAGCGTCGGACCGAGTGACCGCATACTCTAGCAGGTCGGTAGTCCGAGCGATAATCCGCTGTTTTGTTTTCGACGCCCACAGCGCCTCGTCTTCCCAGGCTGTGCTGCGAGGAGCGACCACCGACGCAGCATGATGGCAGTATGCCTCATACTCGTCGATTGCCAGATCCAGTCTGCGATAAAGTTCGGCCAACTTGGCTACAGACCATATCATGGCCATTTGAGCATGCCCAGGCCAGATGCCAGAAAAACACCCGCCAGAATAAACAGGCCGATGATGATGACAATGAGCATCATGTCGATGGGGTTGCTTGTTGCCAGTACGGCAACAAACGATCCCAGCAGGGTATAACCGATGGTCCACTGGACAATAGACGAGCGCTGGCTGGTGATGCGTTTGACATCTGTCTCTAGCCGTTCGACGCGCTGGCTGAGCCCACGATAGCCGAGGTCTGGATCTCCGCCCACAATTGTCTCCAGTTTTTTTACAGCCTGATCCAGGCGCTCCACCGTGTCCAGCAGCATTTCGTCGCGTGTCACCTGACATCCCTCCGGATAGTGATTGTCCCCTGCTGCAGCGTGGCAACGTAGCCCGAGGTCAGTGTCGCCTCCAGGTCATACAGCCAGACGCCCAGCCCCAGGCTGATGGTTTGTGCCGACGTGACTTCGACCCGGCACGACGCCGCACCGGTTACCGTGCCTGAGATAGCGACCACACTCGCTGCCTGCACGCGCAGCGACACGGTTCCGCCGGTCAGCGTCGGCCAGTTGGTGCCGACAAATGTCAGCGCTCGACCGTCGCCGGTGCGATAGTCGTCGCCATAGACGAGTGTGATTGCCCCATCCTCGGTGACCGGCGACGTCACGGTAACCTGCGCAGTGCCGATTCGTCCCAGAGCCACGCCTACCGAGCCGGACGTGTACGCCGCTGGAACCGCCGCCGCCAACAAATTGTCCGTGATTCTGGCCGCCGGATCCGGCTGCAGAACGCCCGGCACCTCATGCTGATCGACATTGCTGCCAGTGCCAAAAAACACGACAACATACTCGTACAGAATCGGATCTGCATCCGTGAGCCGGTAGTAATAGATGCCGTTGCGCGCTTCGGTCGCGGCGGCTCCGGTCGCTAACGCTGTACGTGCGCCCGACGACAGCGTGATGCGGTCGACGTTGACCGTAGACGTCAAACCGGTCACGCCATATTTGGAGTGTGTAAACTGGGCAGTGTAGATCAGCGTCGCCATGTTATCGCTGAGAAATTTTCAGCCAGTAGACGGCTGATTCGACAGTCGCTTCCAACTGGTCGAGGTCGATGGTGGGGAACCGTTCGCGCAACTGCTCCATCACGTAATTGAACCGCTCGGTTTTTGGCAGCCGGCCAGTGAGCCACAACTGCTCTGCGGCAGCTACCAGAATTTCCGCCGTCTCTGCGGCATCGATGATGGTGGCAGATACATCCTGGATATTCTGCGGGCGGTCCAGCCAAAACTTCCACGTGGCCAGCGCAAGCGCCAAGAGCAGTGTGCCAACGATAACCACGTCCATGCCTGCAAATCCGTCCAACATTCAGACCTCCCGTCTGACCAACAAAAAAAGGTGCACTACATGGATTGTAGTGCACCCTCGTCTACAGACTGTCGATCAGTCTATCAGCATGACCCATCCATCGGATGTCTGGCCGATGGGGGCAACCCGGCTGATTTTGGTCATCATCATCCAGGCACCACCGGTTGTCATCTGGGCTAGTCTGGCAATCTCAGCGGTGCTGTAGATACGCCCTCGATGGCATGCCAGCTCCATCACGACGATGGCAACACGCTCAGTTGTGATGGTGTCCCGATGGTGCCGGATTCGTTTTTTCATTGCTCATTCCGTATGGCGCTGCGGGGCCGGTTGTCGAAGTGGAGCCCTTCACGCCGCATTCGTTCATGCTCGGCGTAGCAGTTGTCGCACAGTATCAGTGTATCATTTTTCAACTTCTGCGTCGGGTCGACGAGACTATTGAGTGCACCGAGCTGGATATTGACAACATGCGTGGCCGGAACAGGTTTCCAGCGTGTGCCGCATTCGCACCAGCCCAGCCACGGGTCAACAGTTTTCCACAAGCGCTCGGGGCGCGGCTTGTTGTACGCACGCTTGTACGAAAAACACCGGGCGCACAACCCGGATGATACGCGTTCGCCGACTGGTGCCTCACAGTTGGTACACGTTTGGCGGAACAAATATTTGGGGCGGGATTTTTGGCGACGCCGCCGGTACGCGTAGCACGCCTGGCACAGGCCAGATTTTTTGACATAGACTGGTGCCTCATGACATCGACGGCAACTCTGGAATGTGCGGCTCTTGGATTTTTCGTGGCTGGCCACAGATATGCGTAGGTCATGCAGTTCCTGCCGCACGTCCGCATCGACCGGGCGAGGGACACCATACCGACGAGTATACATGTAGCATGCGCCGCATAGATTTTTCGCCAAGTGGTTTGTCGATGCCCCACAATTGCCGCAGCTTTTCGGGGGAAATTCTGCGTCATAGCACGAGGTGCAGAGCCCATGCGCCCGAATCCATTTGACCTGGCCACATTGCACGCATGGGCCAGATTTGTCGCGCCGGCTGCAATACTCACATACCCCCGATGTAGTGACGCGGGCTTTTTCTTTATTGCATTTTGTGCACACTCCTCGCTTTCTCGTTGCGTTGTAGCACGTAGTGCAGAGCCCTCGTGCCCGAATCCATTTGACCTGGCCACATTGCACGCATGCCCCAGTTTTTTCCCGGCGTCTGCAATACTCGCATACCCCCGATGTAGTGATACGGGTCTGCAGCCTTTCACATTTTGTGCACACTCGTGGCTGTTGCGTCGTCACCGGTTACGCACCCCGTGCCGTTCCAGCGCAGCGACGACAACCGCAGCGACCTGCACCAGCTCCAGTATCGCGTGCTGGGGCGAGTTGTGGATGATGTCGTATCGCACCTCGGCCAGTTCCGCCTCGGCGATCACGACATAGTCGCCGATACCGAGCCCGCGCTCTTCGGGCGTCCCATATTTTTTGTCCTGATACTCGCGCTCCCGGCGGATGGCGTCGAAGACCGTTTGCATGTCAGTCATGATACATCCCCAGCTCGCTCAGCATGTCCCGGATTGCCAGCGCAACGTTGCGGATTTCCCACTGCGCGTCGGTGGCGCAGCGCTGGCGCAGCATGCCACGCCATGCAGCAATTGAGCCGGACACCATGATTGTCGTGCTGGTTGCGTTGGGCAGTAGATAGCGTGCGTCCTCCTTGCGGATGCCGAGTTCGCGCAGCTTCTCGTATCCGGCTTCGATTTCCATCCATACCCGGTTCAGCACCTGGATAGCCCGAGCATCCTCGGCGATGCTGGGCGGCATGATGGGATACCAGCCCCCCTTCTCCAGGCTCACATACCGCTGCGACTCCTGGCTGAAGGACAACAGACGGTGCCTGACCAGCTGGTGCGTGAGAGCCCGGCTCACATTCTGCAGAAGAAATGTCGCCGCTTGGTGCATCTCCATGTCGTATCCGACCTCGATGTTCGGTCGATGGCATGCGACCAGATTGACCATCGCGCCGTTGGCTCCGTCGCCGACAACGCGTTGTTGGACGTTGACTATCGGCGTTGGTGTATCCGTCACGGCTGAATATGCATTGCCGCGAATCAGGCCAGGCAAATACTGGTACACCACGTCTCGAGCGACAAGATTTTGTTGGGCCATCTCCATCCAAACCCGCATGTTCGCCGACACATAGCACCACTGGCCGCCATCGACGCGGCTCACCCAGACGTACCGGTTTCCCTCCATCCAGTTGACTGCGGCATCCTCGTCAGTCAAAGACGCCGTGATCCAGACATGTTCGAAGATATCCTGGTGTCCTTCGGCCATACGGGCATTTAGGAAACCAGCCGAGTGCCCCATTTTGGATGTGCTCCGGTAGCAGATACGTCCTGCCAGCTCGGAGATAGCCTGCGGTTGCGTTACGTAGACAGGTGTTGACAACAGGCAGGTGGCGTCGCCGCCCACCATCTGATTGACACTGGACGCAAACGTAGCTGCGATCATTTGACCCCCATGTATTTTTTGATTGTTTGGATGGCCTCGTCGGCCCCGTTGCACACGACCGCCTGCCAGCCCTGCTGAGTCAGCCGGCTCAACCACGTTCTCTGCTCCACCGATACCCTGCCACCGATGGAGCGCTTCAGCTCGATGGCCAGCCCGGTGTACCCTGCCCTGGCTACTGGCAGTAGGATGTCCGGCACGCCAGCCCGAACGCCCATCCGTTTCATGTGGGCCCCAACATGCGGGTTGCGGTGGCCGCCGTTTGGCACGTGAAACGCCAAAGACAATTCTGGGTACTGGTTGCTGTAGATATCAATCCAGGCGAACAGCGTGACCTGCTCATGATCCTCGGGTGGGGCAATGGTGTCTTTCATCGGCCGTCGCCCTGCAACTCGTTGATCAGTCGATGTACCAGCACCTCCATGTGGCGCACACGTTCCAGCAGCTCAGCCAGCTGCCGCCGGTTCTCTTCCTGCTCAGCGGCCAGTCGTTTCTCGGCGGCCAGCCGGATTGCACGATCCTCCAGTAGCCCACCCAGCTCCGTGCAGATGGCGGATAACTGTCGGGTGGTGGCCAGCCTGACGGCACGCTCTTCCATTGTGGCACTCATCATTGTCTCCTCCTTCTTTGAACAAAAAATTATGTTAACGAAATCGACTTCGTCAACATAAGTCACTGCCGTCGTTTCTTCTGCTCAGCGCGCTGCCAGGCTGCCGAGTGCTGGGTGGCAAACTGGCTGAATGCCAACATTTTGTCCACGTCGTCGGACGCCATCGGCGTCACCAGAATGGTCTCCGGCTGAATACGTTTGGGGGCGGTGGTGTTTTTGGCGTGGTAGTGCCTGGCCGCCGGCGTGCGCGTATCGACGCCGTCCAGGGCAACCAGCACGTCATAGTCGACGCTGGCATCCGGCAACGCGAACACGACAATGTCGTACGCTGCCAGCGCCACGCGCCACCAGAATCCGGTCTCGTCACGCACGCCTCGCCGCATGCCGGCTGGCAGGTCGAGCATGATGTCCCGGTGTTTGTATGCAGCGCGCACGCACATGGCGCGCCGGTCGGCTGTGAGTGTGATCAGTGTGCTCATGTGACGTCGCTCTCATGTACCTTTTTATGACATGCACGGCAAAGTGTTACACATTCAAAAGCGAAAGAATAGCCTTTCTGGTTATATCCTGCGTATGTCAAATGATGACAATTTGCGGTTTCAACCGTAACCAAACGAAAACAATTTTGGCAGGTATATTTATCGCGGGCCAACACTTTACGGCGAAGATCCGCCCATTGAGGAGTGCTCAGATATTTGGTATAGCGGGCGAACCAATCTTCAGATTCTTGTTGTTGTTGTTGTTGTATCAGTTCCTTTTTGCGTTTGTCGTATTGATTGTACCAGTTTTGTTGTAATTTTTCGTCCCATAAAGGCAGGGCGTTGATGTCGCCTGCGACTTCTCGTTTCTTTATAGAACCACAATGCGCACCGCAACGAACGCATTGATTACAAACAACCATGCCATTTTTTGGTTCACGACGAACAAGCATCAATTCTATATGCTCGCAAGCAAACTCATGTTGTAATTGTTGCCAGGGCAAATTAAGTTCTGTCATGTTCTCTGCCTGAGCGAGTTCTTCCAGTCGGCGGCGGCTTCGGGGTAGACACCGGCATGCTCGGAACTCCGGTAAATGTTCCCGTGGAATTCTTGCCGCCACACACCATCGTTCATTTTGGCGTGGGGCTTTGTTTCGTACCACCATGCTTCGCCGTCGTCATCAATGGCGAACCACTCTGCCCACGAAGGGGCCTGATTCCAGTCAGGCTCTGTCATGTCCTTCTCCTTCTGCTGGCCGCTGCCTGAGCGAGTGCTCCCAGTCGTCTGCAGCGTCAGGGTAGATGCCAGCTGGCTGCGTGTCGTACCAGTCGCTGGACATGTCCACCTGCCAGCAACCGACCATTTTGTTGGCCACTGGCAGGGTGTCCCACCAGAATCCGTATCCGTCGTCGTCAATGGTGAACCATTGTGCCCACGAAGGGGCTGTCTTCCAGTCAGGTTCTGTCATGCGTTCCTCCTGTTGGCCGCTGACGCAGTGAGTTCTGCCAGTCGGTGGCAGCGTCGGGATAGACGCCGGCTGGCTGAGCGTAATACCATTCTCTTGTATCTGGCCCGAGCCATCGGCCACTTTTTTTTCTGGGTTTCGGTTTTGTTTTCCACCACCAACCCCCACCATCATCGTCGACGGTGAACCACCGCGCCCACAAAGGGGCTGTTGTCCAGTCAGGTTCTGTCATGCGTTCCTCCTGCAAACAAATACAATTGTTCCGCAGCGCCCAACTCTGGCCGCTGCCTGAGAGCACGCCGCCAGTCATTGCCCGCGCTGTATCTGCCGGCGTGATACCGCATGTAAT